GATTGATAACTATATCAGTCTGCAACTGCTCTATCTTTTCTACTGGCTTCTGCCCTACTGTATCACGTAAAGTCTCAAAGGCTTTTACATTACCTTTCATAGCCTGTTCAAACAACTTTGTTGCAATTGCCGTTGTACCTGTAATTTCGTTTCCGTTCTTGTCTTGATATGTTTTTTCAAGCAACATTTCAAGTGCAAGTTTTAAATCTCGCTTTGCCCTTCTTGCTTTGCCAGAAGCCTTCCCGCCTTTTCTTGCAATCTCTCGTTGTTCTTCCGTTGTTCTACTGTCAAACCCTTTGCCAATAAGGTTTTCTCCATTGTTTGCCATTTCAAATCTCCCACAACATGCTTTCCCCAGATACAACAAACAGAATTAAAAATCTTATCTGTTTCTTTAATCCCATAAGCATATAAAAAATTCTCCATATCTTTAAAATCTTTTTTGAAATTTTCAATCGCTGTATCAAAAGACATTGTTTCAACTTTTGGGCTATATTCGTAAGGTTTGTAATTAATACAACAATTAGTCTGTCCACGAGTATATTGTTTTAAAAAATCAATTATTTTTTTCTCCTCTATATAAATCATAACGGTATTTTCTTCCCGCCTTTCAACAAAAACACATCTGCATCTGAACCCTTGAAATTGATATACCTTTGCAGGATTACATCGCAATATTGAGGGTCAAGTTCACACATATAGCATTTTCTGTTTAACTGTTCACAGGCTATTAGTGTGCTACCACTACCACCGAAAAGGTCAAATCTGCTCAAACCACTCAGGCTCCCTTATGATGTCCGAAAAATATCTTGCATTTGATATATGCGGTTTATAGGTTTTGCAACACATCTTGTTCACAATGGTTTTGCTTATACCTAATGTATCTGCAATCTCTTGTTGTGACATTTTACCTTTTAACTCCATAATATCGTTATAATGCTTTAACCCTTGTTCATCGCCATAAGTACCTCGCATTGAATCAACTCTCAACGATAATGATGTAGGCATATCCCCATTTAGAATATAACCAACCTGCCTTGTATCAAGTGCCACAAGTGCAAATACATCAACTTCATCATCGGCATAATGATTTTTCCCGCCCTTGCCATTTCTTTTAACGTGATAAAAGTATGTTTTATACTCTTTTTCTCTTTGCGGGATTATTCTCGGCTCTCTTGTTGTCTTGACTTGTATCTTCAACATCTTATTCCCAGTATCAAGAACCAAATCATAAGGCAAGCCCTGTTCACTCGGATAAGCAACAAAACCTTTCATAATCAAATCAAAGCATACAAGATATTCTCCTGCTTTTCCAACCTGTAAATCATCACTTAATCTTAACATCGTCAAACCTCCGAACATACAGAATTATCTACTTATATTATAACTCCGTATGTAGGGATTGTCAATGTTATGTCAGCAATACAGCCTTGTTTCCTGTCAGTTTTTCATATCTTGCTATAATGACATCCACATATTCGGGGGATAACTCTGCCATATAACAAGTCCGTCCTGTTTGCTCACACGCTATCAATGTACTTCCCGAACCACCAAAGACATCAAGTATTATATCTCCCTCTTTTGTGAAGTCTTGTAATATCTCGCTCAACATCTTTATCGGCTTTTGCGTTGGATGTACTCGCTTTTCGTGTTCGCCCTCTCTTATCATGCCGTTCCATAATTGATGATAAATCCTAACAGGAGTATGAAAACTGCACCAAGCCATTTCGCCATCAGCAAAATTGCCTGTTGTTTCCTTATCCCATATTATCCATCCGTCACTTGCAGGCAGAAAATCAAGAAAGTAATTCCCACCCCACAATATCATTTTGTCGCAAAGTTGTGAGTATATGTTATAAGCCTGTTGAGCCGTTTCTGTTGTATCATCACCAATAATAGGGCTATAATTCCCACATTTAGCAAGGTTATCTGCTCCGACTTTTCCTTTATCGTTGACGATATTTACACCATAGGGGCTATCAGTAAACACCATATCAGCCTTTACCCCATCCATAAGCCTATCAATAACCGCAACATCAGTGGAATTTCCACAAATAAGTCTGTGATTGCCTAACTGCCAGATATCACCAAGTTTACATCTTGTTTCTACTTCCTCGGGAATTTCATCTTCGACAACTTCCGCAGATTTTTCATCTTCGAGTGAAACATCAAACCCAAACTGCTCCATATCGATATCCATAATATCATCAAGTTCAAAAGTTAAGATATCGATATCAAAACCCGTGTTCATTGTCAGTTTATTATGTACCAACATATATGCCTTACGCTGTTCGTCTGACAACTCGTCTAACCGCAAAATGGGCACTTCCTCCATGCCCATTTCTTTAGCGGCTATCAGTCTGCCGTGCCCCTCTATGATTTCGTTGTTTTTCCATATCGCAATCGGGTCATTAAAACCAAATTCTTCTATACTACACTTGATTTGTTCGATTTGTTCTGCCGTATGCACTTTGGCATTGTTCGCATACGGTATTAAATCGTCGATGCTTACATACTCAACTTTTAATTCCATAATTCCTCCTTTCAATACTCCCTTGTCATTTTCCACCTTGCTCGCTCTTTGTAGTACTCAATGATTTCTTTAACTGTAACCAATTTTCGTGGTTGTCGCCATTGTTTTTCGCTCTTAATATATATCTCCTGCACTCTGCATTGACTAACATCTACCGCCTTGTCGCCGTTCTGTACGAACTTGTCATGCGTGATGTATAGCCCTACTGCGTCCCACTTGTGGCTGTCCAACACCCGTGTAAGCAAGTTTCTTTGCCCGCCCGTAAACGTGCCCTTGATATTCTTTATCTCGCCTATAATAAGAGTATTATCTTTGCACAGATAAAACATGTCGATGTCGCTTGGGTGGTCTCCGCCGTCGTACATCGAAGAAAAATCCATATGCAGTTCGTGATAGTCCCAGTTCTTAATCATTGTTTTAAGCCGTTTTTTCTCGTTGGTAATATAATTTATCCTTTGTGCTGTAAAACCCCGTCAAAACGGCGATTTTAGCCTTTTAGTATGTCGTTTACCAACTTCTGTATAGTGGAATAATTGTATCCAGCACTTTCAAGACGTTTTTTTCTGTCTGTGCCATTACCCCATTTCCCTGCTATGACTTCTTTGGCTATTTCTTTGTTTGACTTTTTCCCTGTTCCTTTTTTCGTGTCTGTTTTAGTTTCCGTTTTTTTTGGCGTCTTTCTATAACCAATATCCTCAAGTAATTTGTTCCATCGTTCGTTATTTGTTCCTGTAAGTCTGGACGGACACGACTTGCCGTTGACATCCCAGTGGCGGCAGAGAATTTTGGCGTTTGGGCAGTATTTTTGTATATATTTGATTAATTTCTTTAAGGCTTTTCTCATTGCTGGTGACGGGTCTTTTGTTGCACAGTCACACATTTCGATTGATACTGAATTATAGTTTGTGCACTTGAGATAGTATTTTCCTGCTCCGTTTGCCTTGGTGAAATATCCGCCTACGCTCCATGCCGTTCTGTTCATAGGGATTGACTTATATATGTTACCTTGCTGGTCAACGAAAAAATGTGCTCCAGCCTGTCTGGTGTTTCCTGTCTGGAAATACCTACAGTTCCCGTATGCTGTATCTCCTTTGTTGCCTGTGTAATGAATAACGATGTAATCTATCGATTTCCTGTTTCTTTTTCTTGTGTAATCGTAACTAATAGGCTTTGCTTTTATGGTTTTCATTCTTTACTCCTTTCAAAGATAGTTCCTTCCGTATCTTTCCATAAACTCCTGCCTTGTATGTGTCCTCTCATAAGTAGCCTGCGCTAACTGTTTTAATCCCGTATCAAGTTCTTTGTTGAAGTGTACTCCCTCGTCGCTCATGTTATGATGTCTTGTGCAGAGATAAACCCACAGTCCGTCTTGGTCTGCGTACTTCCTGTTCCCTGCTCCGAAAACGTGGTGTCGGTGTAAATTAATCGTCGTGCCACAGACTATACAATGCCTTTCTCTATTGATTGTTGAATCCATTATACCACTTTTTCTCCCGCTCCGCAGTACCAATCTTTTTTAGTTTTTGTTCCGATGCGTAGGCATTTGCCCTCTTTCCAGTATATGCACTCACCGCACCTTACAACTCTTTTCTCTTTTGTATCGTTTTTATTGCCCATATTGTTAACACTCCTATAGCGTTCAGCCCCAACGCTAACGCTCCTACTATCGCTAATACTGTAATCATTCAAATAACTCCTTAACTTTGTTCTCGATGTCCAATATCCCGATAGCCCTGCGTTCAACGAACGCGTCTCGGAATGCCCCGATAAGTTCGTCTTCTGTAAACTCCCGTACCTTTGGCATCGGCTCCCATAGGTTTAGGTAGTTATTTCGGCATCTTTTACAAGGCTCTTCTTCCGTCATTTTGTCGATATGCTTGCAATCAATACAACCGTTTTCTCTATTTGTCATCTTGTTCTCCTTTCTCCGAAACTGCAATAGTCATCAACTTCAATGTTGAACTCTGAATATCCGCAAGTACCGCCCTCGTTATGTTTGCACTCCTTGCAACTTACTACTGACTCTGCTTTTAGTGCTTCTATTGCCATGCCGAGTGCTTTATATTTTGTCGAATAAGGTGGTACTCCGTGGTCTTTCATCTGCTTTCTCCACTCGGCTAATTCTTGCGTTGCTTCTTCTCTTGTCATGGCTCTACCTCGCTTTCTCCGTGATGGCAATAACCATCGTCTTCATACTGTGCATCCATTTCATATGGTACAAGCCTTATGCTGTATCCGTCTTTTGCGATGTAATTCTCAGCAGTTATATCAACAATTAGTTCACCGTCTTCTGCCTCAATTATGATTTCTTCCCATCCTCTTATTTCTTTCATTATTCTATCCTCTCTCCATATATGTTCCTGTTATCCTATCTTTCTTTTGCGTGTCGCCCCGCCGTCTTATGGCACGCTGTGGAAGTTTCCCTTGTTGACCTTCCACGCCCATCGGAGCGTCCTCCGACCATTTCATTCCTCACTTAACGGTAGAGGGTCACCGCTTTACACGTGGTTTCATCCGCCTTGTATACCTACCCACCTCGTATACACTCGCAGGTGTCTTACCCGCCCCCGCCTTTCGGCTCTCCAGTGAAACGTGTATCTGTGCAAGGATTTCCGTCTCGACAGGCTCCCTGCAAGCCCCGCCGTTTTCTGCGTGTCGGCACACGTGCAGTAAACACTCTCGGGTTTCAAAGACCCTCGCTCCGCAAAGAACGCAATGCATTACGCAGTGTTTACCGCCTTCGATCGCACGCTATCCCACCATTGCGTGCATTCCCACTGACTGCATGCCTGTCAGTACACTATATTCCCTATATGCTTAGTTCGTTAAAGAAATCAAGCCAATTTCATTCTTCTTCCACATTCGTATACTCTGCTAATCTCATTCCTCTTGATTTTAGTGCTTCTTCAATCTCGGTTTCTGACTTCTTCCCCATATTCTTTATTTTCCTAAATGTATTTCGACTCATGCCATCGAGTTCACAAAACTGCTTGTATCCTGCCCTCAACAGGACATTTTTCGGTCGTGTAGATAATTCAGATTTTCCTATATCCATGTCATCAACTCCACTTATCCCATCAACTTCTCTGATTACTGACGGGATTTCATACCGATACATACGTTCTTGCTGTCCAAACCATGCAATCGCCGTAAAATCAAAGTCCCGCATCTTATCAGCCGCCATTTCAAAGGATTTCATATACAAATCGTGGCAAGTGTCAGCCGCTTTTTCACACATTTTTATGATGTCTGATTCCTTGATGTATCTGTCGCTCATTTTTTCCCCCTTATCTCGTCAATCGACACAGTGCGTAGTTCTTCTTTCGGTATCTCTCTGCCAAGCCTCTTCCATCTCACGCTTTCCACTATTTCTTCCACGGTTACTTCTTCTTCGTCTGCCTTGTGGCAATTATCACAATCACCTACGCAGTAATCGCCGTCGCACTTTTCTGGGTCGTATGCCCATTTACTACAACTCATAATTCTCCTTCTATATATCTTATAAATTTTTCTTTGGCAGGGGCAGTAGGATTCGAACCTACGCAATAACGGAGTCAAAGTCCGTTGTGTTACCGCTTCACCATGCCCCTTTACTCTTTATATATTCTTTTAACGTTTCCTTTCATGCCTGCAATATAACTAACGTCGCCCATTTGCTTTACGCTTTCATTTAACATTGGTGTGTCGACAATAAACTCTATCACTGCTCCGTTTATGTCTGCTGTATGCTCCACATTGGTGTCACAATCCGCTTTTTGGTCTGCAAGAATACATCTAAACTGTTCTCCTGTTTCCAATTCGATAATATACTTGTCTCCGATGTCAGTTCCGAATGCACTCCCTAACGCTATACAGTATCGGTCTTCATATCTACGCAATCCGTTATCGTCTGTCCATGCTTCTTGTTGTATCTGCCACTGTGGGCTTGTCGTGTCTGTGATACAGCGGTAATCCTCGTAACACTTATAAGAACCGTACCCTATATCCCACTCTGCAAGGCTCAAAATTGCGTTTTGAGACGTGTTTATATCGTTAATGGGTAAATATATATTGCAGGCAATCAAAACCGCTAAAATCTTAAAAATCAAAACGGGATATCCTCATCAACTTCGGTAAAGTTTTCTTGCGGTTTTTCCTCTCTACTACCAATAAACTCCACCCTGTCCGCTGCAACTTCTGTAGTGTAGATTTTTACACCGTCTTTTTCATATGAGCCTGTCTGTATTCTTCCGATAATACCGACCTGCCGTCCTTTCTTAACAAACCGCTCAACATTTTCTGCGGTTTTCCCAAAACATACGATGTTTGGAAAGTCTGTCTGCTTTTCTTTTGTCGGTCTGTCTATTGCGACTGAAAACCTTGCTACTGCCATTCCGTCTGTTGTATATCTGACTTCGGGGTCTCTTGTCAATCGTCCTATAAGATTTACGCTATTCATCTTAAACTCCTTTCTGCTTTATCCAACTTTTCCTGTAATATAGGCACAGCGTCTCTGCTATCTAATATACGCCACCTTCGTGGATATGGGTATCTTTCATCATATGGGAGCACTTTGCAACCAAGTATCTTGGCTTCGATTGCCACCCTACCGACCGCAAATACTCTGCGGAACTTCGCTAACTCTTTTAAGAACTTCGTTCTTGGCAACCCCTCTAAATATTCAATATCTTTTGGCAACTCTATACCTTTGCGTTTAGCCCGTCGTCCTGCAAATACAATGTCTTTTGTTTTCTCTGTGCGGTACTTTTTTACGTCTTCCACATCTACCGATAACGGCAGATATATCGCTTTGCCAAGGTGTTTCACCTTTTGGCATGTTTCCCTTACTCCACATACCAATATCAAGTCGTCATATTCCGATAACCAATCGTAGTGTTCTGGGTGTAGATTGTTATGGATAAATACTATCGCATGGTCACAACCTACACCTTTTACATTAACTGTAATCCAGTTTCGGTCTGTCTTAATACTTGGTATGATGTATTTACAGATTTCCTTTGAGTAGAAGAATGCTCCGTTCCACTGGTTAAAAAATGCTCTCTCCCACTTTTTTCTATACTCTGGCGTATCGTGATTTATAATCATTTGCTTTTTATGTACGCAAGTGCTTTACCATATATCTCGTGCGTCATATCGTCTATTGCTCCAAACCTTTTTTCTATATCTGCTATTTCTACTCCACGTTCAACGAGCCAATCTCTAAACGTTTTTTTCTGTCTGTCAGTCAATGGTTTATCCTCTTTGTCGTGTGTGTTTGTACTGTCTGCGTCTTTTACATCGTCAATTAAGAATAACCCGTTCAGAGCATATTTTCTTGCGTATGAACTTGACGCCCCTGTAATCTGGCTTGCGTCCATTCCTTTCTTTGTTTCTGACTCTCTTGCGTAGGCTGATACCGATATTTTGTCTTCATTATCTTCCAGCGTCGCTGTTGCTTTGATGTAGTATCTGTCTCCTATTGCTAATAGTTCATCTGATATCGTTAGTACGCAACCTTCCAATAATGGTTTTACCGCCTGCATTATATCCTCGCATGACCTGTAGTTATATCCACCAAATGAGTTATACTGATTTTTTGGTGCTTTTAATTCTTTCTGAATTTTTTCCAATTTCTCTTTAATCATTTTCTTCCCTTTCTGTTAATAATCCTCTACATAACGTGTTCCTTATCTGCTCCATGTTCTCAAGCAGATACTCATCTGGGCATTTTTTTAGCCGTTCAAACCTTTCTTTGTTAATCCACTTCTTGCTCCTTTCTGGTAACTCGTCATACTCTTTATTGTAGTATGCAAAGTTCCTTATTGCAGTAATTGACTT